ATCTGGCTGATGGTTGTATCAAACACACGCACTATCCCCTTCACCGAATCCACTACAAAATCCTTACCCCTTAGCAAGGTTCTCCCGGAAGCCCCATCGTGATCTAAGGAGGTAGAGTATTTCAATGTAGGCTCCTGGGTCAGATCCACAGGGTAAGCGTCCAACCACAGCAACTGGGCCATCGTATCCCCAGGATATGAAGCAAAGGATTCCTTAAACTCTGTCCTGGTCAGCTGTTGCAGGCTTCTGCCCAGGTACTCCTCAATCAACTCTGAGGACATCACTGCAAAGTTGTTGAGCACAATGTCGTAGCGATCGTCATCCTCTCGCAGATTAACAAAGTTAGCTAACATAGCTTTGGACACGAGAGCTATCGTCATCTTTCTTCTCCAAGAATAAAGGAGGGATCAACCCTCCTTATTACAAGTCCACTAAGACTTTACTTTACTGGGACTGCACCAAAGTAACCAGGGCGTCACGAGTCCGTCCGTTTACCTTTGAAAGACTCTTAGCAGCCAGAGCTGCATTCAGCTTGTCCATGTCCAGCTTACCTTGGCTGTTCAGGTTCTCTGGTTCAGTCAGCAGCAAGGCTACTACTCCCAGCTCTTCGGTTTGATCCGTACCCTCTGGAACATCAGGTACCTCGGGGGGTACCACTTCCAGGCTTGGTTGAGTGGGGATCTCTACCGGCTCAACGTCTGCTGGTGCTTCTTCCAGGTTCCCAAGGGGAAAGTCATCGTTGCTCACCAACCCCGGTATGGATAGAAGCTCTTCGTCGGTGCCCTTTACATCAGCACGATTAACAACAAACCCGTTATGATCCAGGGCCAGTAAGCCGAACTGAGTTATCAGCACTTCGTTACGTAAATTATGGTGGCGTAATTGCATACTTTCTCCTATTTGTTGGTTAGAAACAAAGATAGGGCCCAAAAGCCCTATCTTAATACATCCCTAATACTTAGCTACCGATATTACGATAGATGATGTGCTTCTTGGGGGCAAACACAATCGGTGTACCGTAAAGCAACTGCATCCAGCGGATAGAAGCTGCTATGGTAGCCAGGGGAATCTTGATCAGAGGAGACAGTTGCTTAAAGGCAAGGGCTTGAGCGGAGAGATCCAACATCACACCAGTGTAAGTACCTTGGATATAGGTGTTATCATCGGTGAATACCGTGGTGGATTGATATACCCCTGCAATCGAAGTTCTTGGCACTGCCTTCTGGAATGCACAAGTTGCTATTTGACCAGCCTTATCCGTGCGATAGAACTTGTAGCCAGTTGCAGGGTATGTGCCACCTCCGTCAGTCACAGTCAAGGCAACTTGCAAACCAGGCGTAATCGCGGCTGCTGCAGACAGCGCGGTTGGGGCAGACTCCCCGTATTGATTCACCGCAGTCACCTGGTACTTGTAGCTACCTGCATCCGCAGCCAGGAACAAAGAGTTCGCGCCTCCCGGGATCCCTACTGCAACCGTGGGTGCACTGGGAGCTTTTGCACTGGAAGCGGAGGCAGCAGGAGCCGCGCCCTTTTTCAAGAACACATCCGATGAAAACTCCACATCACCTGCTTGGGTAGACATACCGTTTACAGGCGTGCCAACCTTACCCGCTGGTGCACCTGGGGTATTCCAGCGTTGCTGGCCGTAGTACGTCTTCGAAAACGTGCTAAACACAGCGTTGTTGGCATACATTTTGGTCGGAACACCGTAGTTGGTGGTGACCACGTCAGCGCCATTTTCCACATCAGCTGCGGAAAGGGAAGCACCACGCAAGTCAATCACAGTACCACCACCGTTGGTGATCTGGGCAATCACACCGTTCCACTCTTGGGGAACGATGCTCGAGTCACCATAGAACATTCCTCGTTCCACCTTCGACAGCATCCAGAGGACACCATTCTGGGTCTCCTGCGCAATCAGGTCCGCAGGAACTGATCGCACCAGAGTTGCAGGGTGCTGAACTGAACGTGTGGTACCAATGTACTTGACGTTCTCGGTTGCACGCGCGTAGGTGCTGTCCTCATCTTCAGGCAGAGCACCCCCGTCAACAAAACCACCACCATCCGAGCCGTAGGAGCTCAAACGGTTGTATTCTTCGACGGTGGAGTACGCGTCAAGCTTTACAACGTCATTCCACAATTTGATGTGCTGAGCACCGAACGAAACTACCTTGAGGGTAGACTCCAAAGATTCGACGCGAAGAGCGTCACCACCAGAGGTTCCATTGACCGGGTTTGAATACCCAACCGACAAAGCCTTACGAAGTGACGCTAGTTCGGCAGCCGAACCATCACCAAAACCATCAATCTGATTCGTATCCATTTTGCTAATTCCTTCTGTAGTTTGGAATGGTTAATAAAGGGTATTTTCTTACCCGCTTACGCTTTCAGCGCGGCTGCCATGTCCGCATCAGAAATCACACCGGTCGATTCGAACTTGATCAGAGCAGACGACAAGCGGGCACCTTCTGAACCGTTAGCCGTTGCAGACTTCACAAGACGCTCAAGTCCGTTCAGAACACCTTGGCGGATGTCCTTGGCTTTTGTAGGTGCTTCAGTAGTTGAGTGAACTGACTTCGTCAGGACCTGGCCATTATCCACTGTCACGGGACGGGTACTGGCGGGAGCACTCGGTTGATTCAACAGCTTCTCAATCGCTTCACTGTTCGCATCAATCGACTTGCGTAGGTCACTGAGAACTCGAACAATTGCAAAGTCGCGCTCGGCAGAACCTTGGATGGACTTCTGCAGTGCCTCAAGAGAACGGTCGACATGCACACCCATCAAGGCGATAGACTCCTCCAGCACTTCGGACACATCCATGGCCTTGCGCAGACTGGGGCTGGCCATGTCGCTAAGCGTATCGCTAGCCGACTTTTGCAGGGTCTCCACCGCTACTGCGGGGTCCGCTGCAGGGGCCGGAACAACGGCTTTTGCTTCCAAATCAGTCAAAGACTTCAAGAGAGCTTCTTCCGTCACAACGGTGTTTTCAGGTTGACTCATTTCAATTACCTCCGGGTTGAACTTTGCTAAAAATATGACGTACCATCAACTTTGCCAAATGAACCGTGAAGTGTGGGCGGAGTTCAAGAACCCTCACCACAGCTTCACTCTCAGTTAGCCCCTTATTAATGGCATCTTCTACCACCACACCCTCTACCGCGCTACTTACATCCAAACCGAGCGACTTCATCAGTCTGCACAGAGTGTCAGGTTGCGCGGGTGCTGGGGTTATAGCAACTCCGCGAATCATAGCCCTCGAAATACCATCTTTGGTTCGAAGTACTCCACCTTCTACAGAAAGACCTATTGAGCCATCCTGCCCAGGGGGAATAGATTTGAGAAGGTTGTACACATGCATCGCCTTCTCTGAATTGCGATATAGCACCCCCTCCACATAAAGTGACGCTGACTTTGTGAGTGGTACTTGAAGTAGATCCTCGTATTTTGCCACGTCACCAGCTTTGATCACTTCAGCCTTCGTGGTGAAACCCAGTTGATTCTCTGGGTCCCTGGAGTGATCCCAGTTTACGTAACCTCGCTTGGCGATATAGCTAATGTCAAGCATCTTCCGCAGGATAGCGTCTCCATCCACGTCCGTATCCTCAGACGAAGCCACACCACCAAAGCGTGGAAATTGATCCTCTTCGCCTGGCTTGGTTGATTTCAGTAGTGAAACCTTGGCCTCAAACAAAGGTGTTTGAGTTTGGTCTTCGCTCATTCGACATACTCCTAATTGGGTCAATAGACCCTAGAAGTATCCTTGCAACAGATCACCCGTTATGTTTAGCCTCTTCCAACTTCTGCTGAGCTTGAAGTAGAATCTCTTCCCTTCTTTTCACCAAGGCTTCTTGTTGAAGCCTTTTCGCCTCACCTAAATTAGGTAGCTTAGCTGGTGGGTGTTGGCTTACCCTGTATAAGATACAGTAACAGTGGGGATGTACTGGACCTATAACAAATCTCCATTCCCCTGAACGCTTACCCACGTTTGAGTTACCTAAGACAGAACCTAAAGTATAAACCAGAGGGTTACCTTCGTTATCTATGTGCAACCTCATGCAGTGCTCACAAGCGGAAGCTCTTGGTATCTTGTAAACTTCCTCCCCCTGCTTAACATCTGCTATCTGTCCCTCTTGGAAGAACTTTGCAAGCTCTGTTTGTAGAAACCTATCTACCCACCCCTCAAAGTTGGACAGTACATTTCCTAGCTCTGCTACCAAGTCACCTACAAACGAGCTCTTTAAGTCGCTCCATAGAGACTTCTGCAAGCTCCCATCTGGGGCTCTATTGGTGACCTCTGCTATGTAGCGGTGCTCCACCTCTGCTACTACCTTCCTGGTCCTTGCTGTCACTTCATCCAACATTCCCGCGATCCACATCCTGGTCATACTTTGAAGGTAAGCCAACCTTGCTGTATCCTCTTTTGTCCTCACTATCCCGTGGGTCCTGGCCCACTCGGATACCTCTTTTTCCGTCATGGCCTTAAGTCTTTCTGCAC